TGATATTAGACCTGTTCATCTTATTACTATTGGATTTGGAACACCTGTAAATATAACAGATTGCTCTTTCCCACTCACAAGTTCTGTTTCAGGTTCAAGTGTAACATACTCATCATCAGATTTTATTTTAGGAGTTTCTAATTTTACAGAAGAAACAGATGTAACAAAAACAAGTTTGACATTAACATTATCAGGTGCAGATCAAACATTCATATCTACTTGTCTAAATGAAAATGTAGTCAATGATAGTGTTAAAATATTTAGAGGTTTTTTAGACGATACAAATGCTTTGATAGCAGACCCATTTTTGTTATACGATGGTCAGATTGATACTTTTACAATTAATGAAAATCAAAATGAAAGCACAGTTAATTTAGGTATAGTTTCGCATTGGGCTGATTTTGAAAAAAGATCAGGTAGAAAAACAAATAATACATCACAACAAAGATTCTTTTCAACAGATGTTGGTATGGATTTTTCAAGTCAAACTGTTCTTGATATTAAGTGGGGTAGACCATAATGCCATTTAAAAAAATATTTAAAGCTGTAACAAAAGTATTTAAGTCTTTAGTTAAAATAATTACAAAACCTTTATCTTGGTTAATGCCAGATATTGATATTCCTGATTTTGGTACAACAGATTTTGATGATTTTGAAAAAGGTATTTTACTCAACAAACAAAGTAATGATGCAAGTATTCCTGTAATTTATGGAACAAGACTTGTTGGTGGAACAAGAGTGTTTATGGAAACTTCAGGCACAGATAATACTTATTTATACATGGCACTTGTAATGTGTGAGGGTGAAATAAATGGCATTTCAGAAATAAGAGTTGATGATAAAGTAGTTACATTTGCATCTAGTTTATCTGATAATACAGAAGTTGAAGTAGCAAGTTCAGATGGTAATTTTTTTAAAGACTCTGCAAGTTTGATTAGACTAGAACCTCATTTTGGTTCTGATGGACAAAGTGCATCAAGTTTATTAGGCACATTATCATCATGGGGTTCAAATCACAAACTTTCAGGATTGGCATATCTAGCAATTAGATTTACTTGGAATCAAGACGCATTTAATAGTATTCCAAAAGTTCAAGCAAAAGTACAAGGTAAAAAGATTGTAACACTTAATTCAAGTTTAGCAGAATCATCACCAACATTTTCAGCTAATCCAGCTTTTTGTTTATTAGATTATTTAAGAAACGAGAGATATGGAAAAGGAATACCAACTGCTGATATTGATTTACAAAGTTTTAGAGATGCTTCAGTTGTTTGTGATACGCAAGTTACACCATTCTCAGGTGGAAGTGATATAAACTTGTTTGATTGTAATGCTGTTTTAGACACATCAAAAAAAGTTATTGATAATGTAAGAGAGTTGTTAAAAGGTTGCAGAGGTTTTTTACCATATACAAGTGGAAAGTATAAATTAATAATTGAAACTACAGGCACAGCATCTATTACACTTACAGAAGATGATATTATTGGTGGATATAATTTAGCAAGTCCAAGTAAAAATGATAAGTATAATAGAGTTATAGTTTCATTTGTAAATCCTGATAGAAATTTCCAAGTAGATGAAGTTCAGTTTCCACCTGTTGATGATAGTGGTCTTACAAGTGCAGACCAACACGCAACAATGAAAACTGCTGATGGTGGTTTTTTATTAGAGGGTAAGTTTGATTTCAAGACATTAACTTCTCCATATCAAGCAGAGGAAATGGCAGAGATAATTTTAAGAAGATCAAGAGAAGCTTTATCATTAGAAATTAATGTAGGATTTGATGCTTATGATTTAGCAATAGCAGATATAGTTAATATTACACACGCATCATTAGGATTTTCCGCAAAAGCATTTAGAGTTATGGGTATTACATTTAATGAGGATTTTACAATATCTTTGACACTTATAGAATATCAAGCAAGTCATTATACATTTGCAAGTAAGACACAAGTTTCATCTACACCATCAACAAACTTACCAAATCCATTTTCTATTCAACCACCAGCTTCAGTAACATTATCTGATGAAATGATTGAATATGCAGATGGAATTACGATTACAAGGTTAAATATTGCTATAGGTGCAAGTCCTGACCAATTTGTATCAAACTATCAAGTAGAAGCAAAACAAAGTACAGAATCAGATTTTAAAATTATTTCTGTTGGTACACAACTAAACCATGAGTTTCTAAATGTTATTGATGGTGCAACTTACAATGTAAGAGTAAAAGCAATCAATTCTTTAGGTGTAAATTCAACATTTACATCTGCAAGTCATACAGTAGTTGGTGCAACCGACACACCATCAGATGTAACAGATTTATCAGTAAGTTTGGTCGGTTCTAATCAAATGGAGTTATCTTGGACTCCTGTAACAGATTTAGATATTTCTTGGTATGAAGTTAGGTTTCAAAATGTTACAAGTGGGGCAACTTGGAATGAAAGTACACCTCTTGCAAAAGTGGTAAGAAGAAAATCAAATGCTTTAGTTGTAAATGCAGTAACAGGCAGTTTCTGCATAAAAGCTGTAGATAAATTAGGTAACAGTTCAGCTAACGCATCTATTGTATCTACTAACATTTCAGGATTACAAAATTTTACAAATGTTTTAACTGTGAGTGAATAATGGCTGATTTTTTAGGAACAAGAGATAGTAATGTTGCAATTTCAGAAGATAATGCTGGTAGAAAAGTATTAATTTTAGATACTATTACACAAGTTGATAGTTTAGTTGGTAATGTTGATTCGGCAGAGGGTGTTTTTGATTTAGGTGGAACAGACTCAACATCTAACCCAACAAATTTTACAGCTAATGTTCAATCATCAGGTTTTTATGACTTTGCAAACACATTATCACTAGATGCTGTTTATGACACTAATTTAGGTGCAGTTTCTAGTATGAGTTCAGAAGATGAGTACGATTTATTTGATTCAGGTAGAGGTGCATCATTATTTGAAGATGCAAAAGCACCTTTTGATGGTTCACCTGAAATTCAATGTGGTGCAGAAGTTCAAGTTGGATTTGATGATTCTAGTTTATCAAATATAACGACATTTCAAAAAATTGCACAACAAAGCACCATTAAAGGTAGATTTTTTAAATTTAGATGTAAAATAACAAGTGATGATAACAAAGTAAGAGCAAAAGTTCACGAGTTGCAATTTAAGGTAAATATGGAAAAAAGAACAGAGTCAGGAGAAGATGTAGTTTCGAGTGCATCAGGAACGACCATAACATTTACCAATGCTTTTTATGCAACTCCATCAATAGGCATATCGGCACAAGGATTAGTTTCAGGCGACTATTATCAAATTACAAGTAAATCTAAAACAGGCTTTACAATTCAATTTTATAATAGTAGTAATGTTGGGATAAGCAGAACATTTGATTATCAAGTTGTAGGACATGGCTTGAAATCTTAGTAAAAATAAAATAAAAGGAATATATGAGTCAAGTATCAGATGTAGTTTTAGCAAATCAGGGTTTCGCAAGTTTTAGAACTGAATTAAATAATATTTTAGCGGCATTAAATACAATGCACGTTGGAAGTTCAGCACCAGCATCAGTAGCCACAGGCACGATTTGGGTTGATAATGGAACTTCAAATACATTAAAAGTAAAAATTAATGATGGCTCAGATAATATAGAATTATTTAGTATTAACACATCAACAAATGCTATAAGTAGTACAATGTCGGTCACAGGAACAATATCTGAAACAGACCCACAGGCGGCGGCTTTAGCGATTGCGTTAGGATAAAATTATGGCAAATAACTTTAAAGTAAAAACAAATGCGGCTATGCCCTCATCATCAGGCACACCATTAACATTATATACTTGCCCATCTTCTACTCAAACTATTGTAATTGGACTAACACTTTGTAATGTTCACACAACAACAGTAACAGCAGATGTTCAATTAGTATCAGACACTTCAGATACAGAAACAAACGAAACAGTAAAATTAATTGATGGTGTAACTATTCCTGCTGGAAGTTCATTAGAAGTTTTATCAGGT